TTTTTCAGGAACTATTGATTGTATGTTCGATGAAACTGACAGCACTGGGCAGGGTGCCATGACGAATGGTGCTTCGGTTGCCCTTGATTTGTTCCCAGAAGGGGCTTCAGCAGGAGACACCTATTTTTCTGGAACTGCATTGATCACTTCAATATCCAGGGCAAATGCCATGGGTTCGATGGTGACTGCATCATTTAGTTTTCAGGGAACTGGGGCATTAGGTTCCGCAACTGTTTAATCATAAAAAAGGGAAGGGAAAATGGAAATTTTAGAAAGTGCAAAGTCACATTTCAGGGAAAGGTTGGGAGGTGGTCTGTCATCGATTCAGGTTCCAGAATGGAAAGTGAATGGAGAACCAGCAACCATCTATTTCAAACCTTCCCTGAATTTCCAGCAACAGGAAAAAATTCTTAAACTTTCTGATGAAGGCAAAAAGGCTGAAGCCATTGTTCAGGCATTGATCGAACGGGCTTTGGATGCAGATGGAAACAGAATCTTCAGGCAAGTGAACAGGCTTGAACTGATGAAGCAAGTTGACCCTGAAGTGATTTCCAGAATTGTTGCAGAAATGTCTTCTGATGAAATGGACATTGATGACATTGAAAAAAACTAATATCTGATCCTGAAGTTTATTTTTTGTTTCAATTAGCAGAAGCACTAAATAAGACACTTCAGGAAGTCATGCTGATGCCCAAAAATGAAGTTTTTGGGTGGTTGGCTTATTTCAGGATCAGGAATTCTAAGGTTAAAAAGTAAATGGCCCAAAGTCTTGATTTTACCTTTAATGGTAAAGACAGAACCCAGCAAGCTTTTAGAAGCATAAATCAATCAATGTCAAGAACCCAACAGGGTTTTGACAGATTAAAAGGGGCCATGGGTGCCCTGGCTGGTGTTGCTGGGGTCACTGCCCTTTCCAGTTTTGCTTCTAACATGAGCAAGACTGCAGACAGAATCGGCAAGGTTGCAAGCAAACTGGGCATTTCCACTGAAGCACTTCAGAAGTTTCAGTTTTCTGCAGAACAGTCTGGGGTTTCCACTGAAACCCTGAACATGGCTTTTCAAAGATTCACCAGAAGGATTGCTGATGCAAAAGAAGGGGCTGGTCCTGCAGTCAAAGCTTTTGAACAGATGGGCATTTCTTTATCTGGTGTAAACGGACAGACCAAGACTGCAGAAGCACTTTTCTTTGAAGTTGCTGATGCTATGAAAGGTGTGGAATCAGAAACCGAAAAAGTCAAACTAGCCTTTAAGCTTTTTGATTCTGAAGGGGTTGGAATGATCAACATGCTTCAGAATGGATCTGAAGCAATCATTGCCCAGGGTCAGCAACTGGAAGACTATGGTGGAATCATTGATGAAAAAGCAATCAGGGCAACTGAAAGATTTAATGATGCAATGAACCTTTTTTCCAAGACTGCAAGGGGTGCTTTTTCAGATGCAGTTCTTGGGATTGATGAATTTATAAAAAGATTTGATAGGGGGTTGGAAAAAGCTTCAACTTTATTTTTTGGGAAAAAATTTGAGTTGAACCCACTTGAATTTGACAAAAAATCATTTCCTGAATTAAAAGCTTTATATGAGCTTTCTTTTAAAGAACTGCAAAAATTTGACAAAAGTTTAAAAAGAATAAGGGAAACCAGAAAACTTATCACAAAAGATGAAGTTTTATATTACACACTTCTTCAACTAGAAAAAGAAGAATTTGAAAAACAAAACAAACTTTTTAATGATCGGGTAAAATTGGCAGAAGCCATGTCAAATGCCCAAGGGGAAACCATAGATATTGGTGAAAAAATAAAAGAAAACCAAAAACAAATATTAGATCAAGAAAAAAAATATTATGTTCTTGCAATTGATGGCATCACCAAAATTGGACAGGCAATTGATGAAAATGGAAACAAAGTCAATCTTCTGACCAAAGAACAGGCTGACCAACTTACCCAGGCCATTGCCATCGAAAAAGCCCAGATTGCCCAGAAAAATGTGACTGAAGCCCAAAGGATTCAGCAAGAAGAACAAAGCTTTTTGTTAGCACTTCAAAGGGCAACTATTGAAGAACAAAATGCAGGGTTAAAAGAACAGGAAAAAAGAATTGAAGAAATTGACAAAAAAATTAAAAAAGCACTTTTTGAAAAGAAGGATAAAGCAAATGATTTTGTAGGGATGATCAGCCAAGCAGGGGATGAAGCTGGAAGGTTTCTGGATGCCCTGGGGGTCAGGTTTGAAGTGGTTGGTAAAAAACTGACCATGATGACTGATTCCATGGGAATGTTTGCCCTTAGAATGATCATGTCAAATAAGAAGGTGCAAAAAAGTTTTCAAAGAGTTTTTGGTTTTATGAATCGAATTATTGATGGAGTGATTGGGAATCTGCTAGATGGGGCTGATGCCAATGAAGAATATAAAAGAAAACTTCAGGAAATAAATACAGAAGTTGAAGCAATGGGAACCAGCATTGATGATTTTGCTTTTGATATAAACCATGCAAGTTCAGAAATGCGACAACTGGCACAGATTGAAAAGACTTACCAGGACAGAGTAGCAAAGGCAAACAAACTAGATGCAGAACATTTAAAATACTATGCCCAGATTGAAAAGGATATTGGAATTTTAGCATATCGGGTTGGGGTTCTTAGATCAGCAACCCAGGCATTTGCATCATCTGCCCAGCAATTCCTGGATGCAGTTGCAACGGAAGGGTTCACTGACATTCAGAAAAGATTCTTTGCCATGACCAAGGGCTTTGAAAGGGGAACTAAAAAAGCTTTTGGTGACATCATCAAACAGGCTGATGCCATTATTGCTGAAACCCCATTAAATCCGCAAATGATGGTTCAGGCATTTAAGGAAATCCAGAAGTCAATGCAGATGCGAGTTGCTGGGGATTTCGGGCCAGGGTTCCAAGCCATTGAATCCATCATGGATAAATTTGGAATTACAAAAGAGCAAACACCTATTGCTGGGCTATTAAATGAAATGCAAACCTTTCTAGCGAAAGGTGGGGCTGGTTCACATACCCCTGAAGTTCTTAGAAGAATGACTGAAAAATATTTGGGGGTTATCCAAAGCGGAATCACAGCAATGGATGCCAAAATTGCTGGCTACAATGAAGCCGTGGAAGCAAAGGCAAAAGCAGAAGCACAAATGCCTGAAGCCCTTAAAGGGTTGGTCATTATGTTAAAAGATGTGATGAAAACCGAATTCATATCTGGTGCAACCAAAGAACAGTTGAAACTGGATGTTGATGCCCTTACAGAAACTTTTAAAGGATTGGGCATTGATTTAAATGAACTGAAAACCTTCATTGACAATTTGACAAAAGGGGCCATGGGTGGGCTTGTCAAAAAATACCCGTATGGTGGAAGCATTTCTGGACCTTCCCATTCAAGTGGTGGGGTCATGGCAGAATTAGAAGGTGGTGAATTTGTCATGAGAAAATCCAGTGTTAAGAAATATGGTTCTGATTTCATGAACCAAGTGAATCAGGGTCAGCATGGTGGAAGTGTTGATGTTTCAGTGTATTTGGATATGGAAGGACAGGTGAAACTTCCACTTCACCAGTACATTGTTGGGGTGCAATCAAGGGCTGAAAGGGCAGGGAACCCAGAACTGGCAGGGATTCTGGCAGGATGAGTGAATCTGTAATAATTACAGTTCAGATGGAAGTTGCTTCAACCCAGTTTTACATGGCAACCCAGGGTTTTGCAGGGTCCAATTTCTACCATCCTTTTGTCCAAAGTCTTCCAACCATCGAATGGTCAGGTGAAGGGTTCCTTAAAACCCAGGCTGGTCAAATGACTTTGACCAATAACCCTGACAATGATGACCACCCTTTTGCGTATTCCACTAACTGGAATTCATTAATAACAGATCCAGATCAGCAATTCATAACCAGCATCAATCCTGGTGAACCTGAAGGGGCAAAATCAGCTTTATGGCATGGGTATTCAGTTGTTAGAAACATCACAGAAAATTCAATCCAGTTTGATCTTTTTGAACTGGCAAAATATACGGCATTAGACAACCAAAGGCTGGTAGGAAATTATTCAGTATCTTTATTGACTGCAGGAAACCCAACAATCCTGACAATTGATAACAGGGAGATGGGGTCCAATACTGCAGAAACCTGGATCAAGGTTGGTGATTTAATAACTGTCAATAATACTTTCAGCCCTGTCATTGCAAACACCCAATATCTGGTGACTGCAGTTTCATCAAACAATGTAAGTATTGCTTTAGATTCATCAGGTGCAACCTTTGCCACTCCAAGGGTGGTCACCAACACCCATGATTCTGGTTCTGGAACCCAGTGCATTTTAAATAAAGTTTTGACTGTTCCTTATGTTGCTTTTGCAACGGGGGCATCAATCAGGGAAATACCCAGGGACCGATTTTTCCAGGATGGTTTTTTTGGTCATTACTTTTTCACTGCATTTCAGAACTGGTATCCATCACCAGGAACCAATTTCAAAATCTTTATTGATGGGGTTGATGAAACTTCAAATTTTACACTTGTCACAAAATCATACAAAAGAACAGATGGGGCCAACTATGATGGCACCATAACAGTTCAGACCCTTTCAAGTGACCATACAGTTTTTGATATGGTGGATCTTTTATATTCCCCTTGTGACAAGACCAAAGCACCTGATTCTGATGACAGTGTGAAAGCTGGAATCATGGTTGAATATTCGGATGATACTACAGTGGAAGACTTCCTTTCTGATATTTGTAAAAACACCAATCATCAGTTTTTTGTTCGCTACACTTCCGCAACGGATTCAGCCCTGAATTCATATCTGATTGAAAGATCAAATGCCCCAAGTGCAACCACCCTGGACAACAATGAAATTTTAAAAGCAACTTATAAGTTTGTGAATCCTGTCAAGGCTATCACCACCCCATTCAAAACAAGAAACGAATCAGGAAGTTTGGCTGGTGATAATTATCAATATTTAGAATCAGAAAAAAGCATGGCAATTTTAAATTCAGATTTGCCATCTGGTTCAATCATTCAGTATTCACAGATGCACGATCAGACAGGTCAGCAACTTCAATATTTGCTGTCAATATTAAACATTGAAAAAAAGATGTATCTGACAGTTACCCTGGACAATATAAACACCACTATTCTTCCAGGGGATAATCTAAATTTCACAAGGGAAGTGGATAAGGTGACTGTCAATCAGTTGCTTGTAAGAAAAATTATTTATGATTTAAACAAACAACAAACCACCTTTTGCGGTGATGGAACTATCACCCTTCTGGAAAAGACCTGATGGAATTTATACAAGCATCAAAAATCACTTCCACCACTGCAGGAACGGGTTCCTTGAATTCTTCCTATGCAGTTTCAAATATTGCAGATGATAATCCTGGAAAGCCTTTCATCAGTTCTGGAACTTCTGAAACCATTACCATCAATGTTGGGGCTGGTGCTCAAGCATTATTCCTTTTTGGCCTGATGGCAGATGAAGCATTTGTTGAAGTGACTGATTCAGTTGCACTAGCAAATTCAACTTTTCTAAATATCACACCATATTCAGATATTGATCAGTTGAATATTGGGACCACAAACATCATCCCACCAGAATATCTGCCATGCACCCTGTCACCTTATTCTGGTGTGACTATATCCAGCCCAGTGACAACGGACACCACCATCACAGAAACCACCACTGGGGCACCTGAATCATTAGAACTTCAAGCCAATCTGACCATTGGGGATGGTCAATCCAATGATCAAACCCTGATCATTGGTTTGGACACTGATGCAATTGTTCAATTCAACAAATCTGGTTCAGCCTTAAATTCTGCAACTGCAGAAATCACCATGACCACATCAACGGACAGAAAAGATTCTGCAGTCACTGGGGATAATATTGGGTATTGGGTCCAAGATTCTGGTGCAACTGGAAGATTCAAGGCCAGTTCTGGGGCATCAGACTATGTGAACACAAACAACCATGGGAATGTCAGGCTGGGTTCCCATGTCACCATTGGGGGAACCAGTTACCAGATCACCAAGATTGTAGGAAATGGAACCACATCTGGGGCAATTACCCTTTCAGGATCTGCCAGTTCTGCGACTATCACACAAATGCTGAACCCCATAAAACTGGGGATCTTCAGAATGGGTTCAGTTCTAAATGTTTCAAATCCCCAGGTGGGAGCACAAAAATCATTTGATGATTTCAGCTACAAAAGACCTTTGATTGATGGGGGGTATACCCAGATACAAAGAAACGTGGTTTCAATCTATGCAGTTGGTTCCATTATGCCCCGATCAGAAGCAGAAAATTTCATCAATCATTATCGGGCATTTAGATCAAAACCCTTCCCTGTTTTGGTTTTTGATTCAATGCCATCAGCACAATCAGAAAATGTGAAATATAGTGGTTTTATGTATATGCCTGAACCACCACAAACAAGTTATAGTTTTAAACAAGCAGAATTCCAAAATATCACCTTTAGATTAAGAGAAGTAACGTAATGGCTGACAGAGTAGTTAAACCAGATTCTGGGAATGATCTGAAGATTCAAAATGATGATGCTTCCTGTTTTATTTCAGTAAAAGAAGATGGAACCATCCAGGCCCAGAATGGGGTCCACACTGCTTTCAAT